ACATCAGTCGGTATCGAGAAAATGACATAGGGAGTGGAAACTGCAGGAAGTCCGTCGCTGCCTAGCGGCACCACATACGGATAAACCCGCCCGTCTGCCAGCGTCGACAGCAGGTCATAGAGATCATCCTCTGTCATTTTGATAACACCTCATCGATAGCCTGATTCATCCGCTGCATCGCCACCTGCGTAGCTTCTTCCATGCGGGTATCAAAAGCTGGGCGAACAAACGGATGTGCAGGCGCTGTAGATGTTCCCAACTCCACGAAGCGCCAGTAAAACGCATTCCGCTTGTTGCTGGCCTTCATTGTATTGTCGCTGTTCCCCGTTCGCGGGTTAACGCCACGAATATGCACCCCAGATGAAATTTCACCGCGACGGCGACTTTTCTGGGTGACGACAACAACGTTTTTCTTCAGTTTTCCGGATTTCTCAGGAGCGCGATCAATCACCTCCTCGCGGAGCAATTCGGCACCAGCACGGGTCGACTCCCGGAGAACTTTATTATTTTCGGCCTTGCTGAGCGTTTGCAGATCGCGGGCAATATCCTGCAACCCGGAAAAATCCAGATTCACATCAATCATTTTTCGGTCCCCTGTTTGCAGAGAATTTCCAGCCGGGTTCCTTTGATATCCGGAACCGGAGGCCCAGTGACATTCAGGACCGCATCTTTGTATGGTCCATTCAGTACTTTCAAACGGGAAGAAGCTGAGATGTCTGTACGAAAACGCACCCAGACGCGAATGGTGGCATCAGCACGCTCAACGCCAGCGGCTAACAGCTCCCTACCGCTGATCCCTTTAACCTCGGCCCAGATAGTTTTTCCATCAGCCCAGCTTTCTATCGGCTGGCCGGAAGGTGTTTTTGATATTGTGAAGTTCTGAATAGTGACGCGATGCCGTAATCGTCCTGCCTGCATAATTCCTCCTAGAGCGGAATATAGCGGTACGGCTCTATCAGCGATGTAAAGCCAAATGGGATGCTGGTTTTTGCTGCGTCTGACGACTCTTCTCTGTTTTCATACCAGTGCCCGACAAGCAGCATCAGCGCCAGGAGGATGTCGTCAGCAATCACCAGCCCGTCAGGATCAGTTTCCGGCACTTCTTCTTCATAAAGATGGCGGTTGATGAAGTTCTCCGCCTTTCGGCGCGCGGCACCATAATAGAGCGTAAGCACCTCATCTTCCGTGGTGTCGTCGATATCGATCCGACACTGCGCCCGCAACATCTCAATCGTTGTGCTCATGTGTTTTCCCTGGCCCGCAGCGAACTGCGGGCATAAAAAAACCGCCGGAGCGGTGGAGGTTGAAGCTGATTACTGCCTTAGCCGCCAGATGCCGGTTTGCCCACCAGCGCCTTAATCGCGCCAGTATCTTCAAGCACACAGTCGAAGCGATGAAAGGCCAGGAAGCCAGTCTGATCATACTCTGCGTAACGCTCAACCAGCCGTTTCAACGTCATGTAAGTGACACGACGAACGATAAAGCGGTTAAAATCGCCGAAGTAGGCAAATTTGGCACCAGCCGCGATATCAGGAATAGCCTGGTCAACGACATACGGCACCTGCAGAACAGTAGCAGGTGCGCCACCGATAATGTTCGGCAACCAGAGCGGGCGGCCTTGTCCATCCTCCATTTCCTCCACCAGCTGCAACGTTGCATCGTTAAAGGCCCAGCGCACCTTTGGACCGTTACGATATGCCGGGTCGACAGAGTGCTTCAGTGCGTTCAGCTCTTTCCAGGTAAAGGTGGTCGCTGCTGCGGTATTTTTGGTGCCAGTTACCGACGCTGCCAGCCCTTTAGGCTGCAGCGGGGTGCCGGTGCCGGTCCCTAATACCAGATACTTCGCTTCACCACGTCCGATGCGAGTGGCGATACGCGCGGCCAGGAACGCCTCGATATCTACGCCGCTGTCCTGGAGCAGTTCATTGGATACGCGAATGATTTTAGAGGACAGTTTTTTAGCCCCCAGCGTTGCACCGCCGAAAGATACGTCTTCTTCACTGGTTTCAGTGTTTTCGCCCAGCAGTTCACCTTCTTCAGTGGTACCGTCAGAGGTTGCCCAGTCAATGTCCTGGCCGTTGGCGGTATTCAGAATTTGCGCCACACTGGCAATTCCACCGTAATCTTTCAGTGCTTCGACGATCTTATTTCGGAACTGGGTTGGTACGGTGTAACCCCCTTTTTCATCCGGCGTCGTGCCCTGAGCACGCAGCTCCTTTAAAGCCTGGCGTTCTTCAGCGCTCATCTCGCCAAGACCACGGCGCAAAAACGCATTAAACGCCGCAGCACGGCGCTCGTTAGCCTGTGCTTCCGGGTTTGCTGGATCACGATTCTGCTGCTGGCGCTGTTCCGGCTCGTTTTCGTGGATATAGTCCTGATCCTGGCGGCGCAGTTCCTCTTCGCGTGCAATACGCTCATCAAGAGCGTCAAGCTCCGATTTTGCAGCGTTCCACTGAGTACGCTGCTCATCGGTCCAGGGTGTATCGCCAATTTTGTCATGCAGGGCACGCATATCTTTGGCGATGATGTTACGTTTTTGCTTCATTTCATGCAGTTTCATGATTTTTCCTTACGCGTTAAGAAGGGTCAGCAGGCGCTCACGCGCCATTCGTTGATTAATGGCGTTCTTTAGCGCACCGCTGTCGCGCGCCTCCTGCCAGGCTTTCATCGATCGGACGCCGGAGTCGGCCTCCTGATATGCGGGATAAGTCACCGGACTGACATCAAACAGCCGGGAAAACTTCGATATTTCACGAATAACGATCCCTTCATCGTCCTGGTACCAATCTTCACCGTCATGGGATACCCGGAAGGCAAAAGATGACTGGTTAATGTCACCGCGCATCATCGGCGCCAGCACCAGATCGCGGATAGTTTGCGTATCCGGCGCTGTAATGTCGTAACGCAGGCCGCGCTCATCGACAGACAGGGATAGCGTCCCGGCAGCGCTCCGTCCGAGAATAAAGTTGGGGTCATGGTTAAACAGCCCGCGAACATCATCATTCAGCACATCGTCAAATGCTCCGGGCTTGATGATTTCACGGAATCCCCACAGGGGTTCAGAACGGCTGTTGAACACCGAGCCATAGCCCAGAATGCGGGTAGGTTCATCGGTGCGTTGCTCGGCTCTGACCTCCCCGCTGTAACAGCGCGTTTCACGGTCATTCATTGGGCTTTTCCTCGTCGGTTTTAGGTGCCTTAAAATCGTCTGCGGGGTTCGCGGCGTTAACGCTCACCAGCATTTCATCCAGGCCATCTACCGGATTCATGTCTTCGAAGGCTCGCGCTTCATTGCGGCTCATCCAGCCATCAGTGATCGCAAAGTGGTAGAACTGAGCACGTTCCTGCGGGGTCCCGCGTAGCAGGCCTGTCAGGTTAAACCTGACGTAATATCCGGCGGCCAGTTCAGCACGGGTGAACAGGCGGCGATTGAGTTCCTGTTCCCAGTTCGTTACCCACGGCATGATCGTGTAGCGGACAAACTGAATGGCCTGCTGCGTAATATTTGAGAAAGTGGCTTTTTCGAGATCGTTAATCATGTGCGCCGGTACATTAAATATCCCGGCAATCATCGACCGATTCAGCTTCGACATATCAATGATCTGGGCATCAACCGGGGAAACGGTGAGCGCTTTGTAATCCAGCTCTGCCGGGAGAAGCATTGTTTTATTCTCCTGGCTGCGCAAAGCAGCTGTAGCTTTTTGCCACATGCTTTTTAAACGCCCCCAGCTTTCATCATTCAGCTGGCTTTTCACCGAAATAATGCCAGCGGGTCGCGCATTACCGTTGAAGAATGAACTGGTATAAGCCTGCCCACTCATCCCCATTCCTATCGTCTCGGCATGCTGCATAATTGGGCTAAGCCCCATTTTCTGGTTGTTACCCAGCGCCCGGATATGCACCATATCGTCGGGATTGACGGCAAACGCCCCCTCTTCGTTGTAAACGCCATAGGTATACCGACCACCCGTGTTAAGCAGTGTCGTTTCCCAGGGCATGCAGCATTCCAGCCCGGAAACTTCACCACGACGGGAACGCTTCACCCAGGTGTAACCATTCCCCCAGCCCAAAATATGACGCTGTTTTAGCTCACGCCACTTATAGCTGGTCTGCCACATATTCGGCTCATCGTGAACCAGGTAAAACACAGGGTGATCGCGGGCAGCTTCAACCTTGTTATTGGTTTTCCGCATAACATGCAGTGGCATCTGAGCGATATTCGAAGAGATAACGTAAATACAGGCATACACCGCAGCCAGCTTCATCGCCGTTTGCGGGCTGACAAATACGTCCTGGGCAAACACGTTATCTGTTTCTGCCGACTCACTCGTGATCGGCGTAGCCGGGTTTTCCAGTGGTTCACTGCGAAAAAGAGCATCAAGCAGCATTATTCCCCCTCATTGCCGCTAACAGCGCATAAATGAGTAGCAGGGTTCCCGACATCATCAGAGACATCGCCAGCCCGAACTGGAGATACACGCCAGCAGCAAGCGAACCGAACCCGGTAAGCCCGATAGCATCAGTGATTAAAGTTTTCATAGAAGTAAAAGGTCTTCGTCAGGGTCGATAGTGGACAGGAAGTCAACTTCACCACCACCGTTAACAAGCAGGCGACTCATCGCAATAAACATCGCGACAGGGCCGTCAATTTTGTTTTCTGGGGTGGCCTTGTTGGGGAAAATATTCTCGTTTTTGTCTGGTTTGACGGTGACGTTTGACATCATCCAGGTCATTACCGGATTACCGTCGTGATGAAAACGCCCGGCGTAAATCTTGGCCTCGACTTCCTTCATCGCTTCTGACAGGTTTTTCACCGTCTGAGGGACTTCAACAATCGGTATTCCTTCAGCTGCTACCGACAAAGCAAACTGAGTGGCACTCCAGGGGTCGTACGCGAATTCATTCAGTGATTCACCGCATGCCCACTCGATCGTTTCCTCTTTAATCACGGCATGGTCAATAACATCCCCATCAGTAAATTCCAGATATCCCGCTTGATTCCATTTGCGGTAAAGTTCCGCCTGCTGTTTTGTGCAGGCTTCCAGCCGTCCCTCAGGTATCCAGAATCGGGAACGCGCGTAAACATCACCATTTGGGGCAAGCCATACTTTAACCGCGGCTGAAATATCAATTTTGTTGGAAAGATCAACGCCGAGCCACATTGACCAGCTGGCCGTAGTTGAGTCATCCCAGGTATCGCGGCATTTTTCCCAGCGCGACATATCCATCCACGCTTTTTCACCCTGCACCCAGATATTGAGATGCTTGGTAAAAAATCCGACCCGCGCTGCCACCTGCTCTTTCGCCTTTTTAGCCAGGCGACGCATATCATCCCATCGCTTACAAACACCCAGACCGGGATTTGCTTTCGGCCAGTTTGCCTCGTCGAAAGGATCGTCACCCTCATCCAGGGTATAAATCAGTGCGAAATAGCTATCATCTTTCGGTGATAGAGGGTCCGGGTTGTCAAAATTTTTCAGCAACTTAATGGCATAATCACGCTGCTCGTAACAAATACCCTCTTTATTAAATCCCGCAGTAGTGATCGCGAAGATAAGAGACTGTAGTCGGGCGCCGGTTGCCGTTTCGAGAACTTCCCAGACATCTCGGGTTTTATGCGCATGGAGCTCATCAACAATCCCGCAGTGAATATTCAGACCGTCGAGGTTGTTCGCATCACTGGCTACAGGTTCAAACTTAGAGCCTGTCCGCTCCTGGTGAATATTCAGCTTATTGCTGCCAAATAACCGCCCCAGAGTTTTCGGGGCCAGCTTAATCATGCGTTTGGCATCATCAAACACAATGCGGGCCTGATCCCGGGTGGTTGCAGCGGAATAAACCTCAGCGCCGCCCTCACCATCAGCGCCAGCCATATAAAGGCCGATTCCAGATGAAAGCGTTGATTTTGCATTCTTACGGGCTACTTCGTCATAAGCGGTACGAAACCGCCGTACAAACATGGGTTCGCCGTCGTCATCCAGAACTCCTTCACACGTAATTTCATCTATCAGCGGGACGACAAACCCAAAAAGATTTATCAGGATAAAAACGTGCCAGTCCATCAGCTCGATCGGCTTGCCGGTCAAATGCCCCTTCACGTGGGGAACAAAGTTATAGAAATCGAGAACGTGCTGGGCGCGGCCTTCATCAAAATAAACACCGCGCGCCGGGCCGTGTTCTAAATCATGAAAGAACCGCTGGCACGCAAGACGCACCAGCTCGCCAGCAACGATATCGCCAGATACCACGCGCTCGGCGTAGCGAAATCCATCTGCAACGGTTGCCATTCATCATTTGCGCTTTTTAAGAAATTCTTCCAGTGGGTCGGCTTCTGCCGGGACTTTTGCACCAACCTTTGATCGGCTGGCAGGTGTCATGCCGAATTCGCTCAGCATCGCTCTGATCCGTTTCCACGCGTCAGCCTTCATAACTGCTGCAGGGTGCGGTTTTATCATTCTGATTTCCCGCTCCCCTCCTTCATCTGAATCATCTTCGCTGTAGACGGCATAGGTGTAACCTTCACGATCAAGAGTGTCGCAGTGATGCCGGTATTCAACATAGGCTTCGATCAACAACTCCAGCGCTTTAGCATCCAGCGTGGTCAACACGCCGACGGCATCAAGTTCCTCACCAATACGCTTGAACCAGTACTTACCCTGTTTATCGAAATGTTTCGGTATTGGGGGGACCCCTGACGGGGGTTTTGGCTCGTTCTTATTGATCGGGCGTTTGGATGGGTTCCCCTTCACTAAAGCCAGATGTGTCGGGGTTTTCGGTGGTCCTGGCATAATCGAAAACTCCTATTAATCATTGGATGGGGGACCCCAAAAAAAAGTTTTCTAACCTGCGGCGGTGTGAAAAAAGGTTAGGCGGCGGTCCTTTGGGCCTTCGCCGTCAGGGATTTGACCCCGCCCCCTCTGTCTCGGCTCAAATGGGAATCGATATCATTTGAAACGTTCACGCCCGGTTTTCGTTCTGTGACAGGGCCAGCACAGGCTTTCGAGGTTCGAATCGTCATCGGTCCCCCCATGTGCCTTGGCCTTGATGTGGTCAACCGTCTTTGCTGCGACAGCTCGCCCGCTGCGAAGGCAGTTCTGGCATAAATGGTTATCGCGTTTCAGGATGCGCGCACGCCTGATATCCCACTGGCTACCGTAGCCACGCTCGTGGCGACTCTTTCCCTGTTGATGCTGTTGCCAGCCTTCATTGCGGTGCTTCTCGCAGAAGCCTGAGCGGTCTGTGGTAGTTCCAGGGCATCCACGCTTACGGCACGCACGAGGTATTAAAGTTGGCATGCTTAATCTCACTAATTTGGTGTGTTTCACTTTCTATCCATGATGTTCACGACATAATGATCAGGCCACAATATTGTGGTCATACCTATGGGGGTTTCCATGCCATTAAAACCAGGACAAAACAGTGGTAACGATGGTGGTGTTTATCGTGAACAAGGTCCGAGAGGAGGAAAGACAGATAACTTTACTACGATTCCTGACAACAGGACTGCACCACCTACCTCCAAACCAGGAGGATCTTGGGTCCCCGTAAAAAGAACCCCAGATAGTAAAAGATAAGTATCAAAGCCGGTATATACCGGCTTTTTGCTGCTGCGGACTCAAAGTGATTTTTTTTTGGAGCAATTCGCGGATACCGATCTATTGTGCGCCAGAATGTCGCGCTTCGTCTGCTTATCCAGCACATCGATATCGTGGTCAGTCAGGTAGATGATCCGCACCCAGCTGCAGGCGGTATCAACGGATGTCGATAGTTCAAGATATCCTTCAGCATTTTCATGAACCGATAGTTACCGTCCTTCGCTGTTACAAAACAGCTATGAGTGCCGCATACGTCCGTTTTGATTTTGTCGTTATACTCAAACAGCAGGTCTGCTATCTTACCTTGCCACACTGCATGCATGGCCTCCATGAAAACACGGGGCATTACGCAGGTGCTTGCATACGACAAACCAAACCACAATTGTAGGTCTTTACGTGAATCATCATTCATCGTCTTAGCTCTCCCTTTGAGTTATGATAGTCTTGCAAAACAGACATGTTTTTTTGTTTTCATCAAAATTAATGAGGCATGAAAATGGAAGAAAAATTCGAACCCGGCACCCTTGTGCAATTGAAGTCTGGTGGTCCAATAATGACAGTGGAAAGATTCGATAAAAGTCTTGATAAATATTGTTGCGAATGGTTCTCCAATGGAAAAAGAAATAGCGAAATGTTTAAAGCAACATCAATTCAACAATTTAAACCATCTGTTGGTATCTTGTAATTTCTCCAAGGGAGCTCCGCTCCCTATTCCAGGCACTGGTTTCTGATGTATTCCTGCAGCGCCCTCAGGGCTGTTTGGTCGCTGAGGATTCCGGATCGGATACCGAGAACGTTTCGTCCAGCAACTGCAGAGAGTTCGACGGTGGCATCATCGCCCATGCTGGGGGCGCCGGCGGTTTGGGTTGCGGCTGACACTGGACACTTGCCTTTGACGAGCACCCGACCACCATTATCAAGCTTGCGCTGCAGAGCATCATTTTCAGCTTTTGCATCGGCTAATTCCTTCGTGTATTTGGCATCGAGCTCTGCGACGTCGCGCTGGCGGGTCTGCATGTCCGCGATGGTGTCTTTTGCCAGGCTGAGTTGCTCGGTCGCTTTATCACGCTGCCTTTTGAACTCAGTGGCGTTGCTGTGGTAGTGACTGGCCAGCCAGCCGAGGCTGACTATCAGGCAGATCACCACTGCGCTGATAACTGCGATTAAGCGGCTCATGGTTGTACTTCTGCTACAACGCCGCCAGCGGCTTTGAATTTTGCGATCAGATTGTCAGCCTTATGTTCAAACTGTCCATAGCCAGCGCCTGGTAATGAGGCCCAGATATTGCTACAGCGGTCGATTGCCTGCCGGATATTGCCGTTATCAATGAGTGGCAAAGCTCCACGTTCTTTAATCTGCTGCAGGGCAACCTGGTCCTGGGACGCAGGCGAGAAGTCTTTCAGCCCAAGTTGCTTGCGGTAAGCGTCCCACCACTTTGACAAGAGCTGGTAGCGCCCCGCCGCGGTTGATTTGATACCTAGCTTAGGCAGGCTCACCAACTTGCGAGGATGGTCGCTGTAATCAGTAAAGAGTGAGCCGCCGACGATGACGTCGTACCCTTTATTTTTGGTGGATTGGCCTGGCTTGTCTGTGCCTTCCGACCAGGCGAGCATGTCCAAAAACGCCCTTCGTTGCTTATTAATTTCCTGCATTTCCTACACCGCCTTATTATCGTCGGTACCAAACCAGCGCGCAGCTAACCCGGCGCTCATACCAGCCGCCTTCTGGAATTGTGTTTGATTCATTAGTGCCTCAGTACATCAACCAGTCGCGCTACATTGCCTCTTACGCTCAGCAACACAACAAGGATCATGATATTGGCCGCGATGGTGGGCCATGATGAATAGGGATAGATGCCGCACAGATACGCCAGCGGCACAGAGCTGTATATCACTGTTATCAGCCATGCCAGCCGCGACACCCACTTACGATGACGTGAATCTCTGCGGCGATAGAACATCAACGTAACAACGACACCTGCACATAACAGCGCATTGATGGTTGCAGTAGGATCATTTAGTACCACCGGAACCTCCCCGGCGCGTTATTAGCGCCACCAGCGAGCCAATATCCTGATTGTTCAGGAAGGTGAGTATTTTTACGGCCGATGCCGAAATGATTACGGCACCAATTGCATCCAGAGGCTTATCGTTATACCCGGTCAGGTCGGATAGCTTAGAACCGACCAGACCGGAGCACAGAACTCCAGCGATATAGGACACAATGAAATAGGCCATCCGTCGTGGGGCGCTCAAATCGGCCGCTGTCGCTATATAAAAGACAGAACCGGCAAATGCCCCGAACACAACACCGTAGTCAGTACCGGTTAACAGTCCGTAAACACTCGCCCCAGTTAAAGCGCCACCAGCTAAACCTGTGCCGGTTATTGGTTCGGACATTGGTCCCCCTCAATTGCTGTGAATCCTCTCTGGTACGAGGGAAGATGAAAAGCCATCCTTAGATGGCTGAGAAATTTTAATTGCATCAGAGACAACAAAATGCTGAGTGCCAAGATGACACTTAATCTAGTCATTGAAACATAGAATCGTTTTAAACTCTCTGGTATCTTCTTTTCATAGCGTTACTAGTAATCATCTCAGTTACTGAGGTGTCAGGTAACCTAGTCATTACGTTTAGAAAGATATTTTAAAACAGCAAAATAAGGATGAATCATGAGTATTTTAAAAGAGATTTATGATGAATTACCTGAAGATTATGTTTTAACAGCTCAAATAATTCTCAATAATGAACTTGAATTTCTTAATATTGCAACAGAAAGTTGGAAGCTAGATCCAGAAACAAAACTTTATTATCGAGTCGATGCAGAAAACACAAATACTAAAACACAAAGACATATACATATAGCTGCAAAAAAACACAAATCATCAAAAAGCCAGCAAGTATCATGGAATGCAGATGCCTCACGCCACGACTCCCACAGTTTCAATGACAATTTTTCAAAAAGAAATGCAGCAGAGAAACTAGCAAAAAAAATATTAAAAATTGGTCCAAACATATCGTTAGAAGCATATCAAGAAAGCATGTTTGAAAAAATTCTTACAGAAGTTGAAAATAACGACAATAACCAAGTTAGTATTTATATAATTGTGACTAACTAATAGTTTTACAACAAAAAAACCCGCTATCAACAGCGGGTTTTTTATTCTATTGCTCACTTCGCTTTAACGTCCCGAGCCTATCACAATTCAAGCAGTTTCTGGCTCACTTTGCAAGTAAAATCTGTCGCCATTTGTCTCGAATGCGTCGCACATTGGTGCGTATAGCATCGATTCTGCCAAACTTATCCATGCATCAACTCTTCGCCTGCAGGTCATAAAGCACCAGTCTGGATGCTTTTCATAGAGCTCTTCCGCTATGCGCCGTTTGCTCTTCCGTAACCGGTAATGATCCACCAGCAGGTGGTAAAGCTCTTTGTGACCTCCCGTAATGAGGACTGCCCCCAGAACCTTATCAATCATAAGTCCCTCATCGTCTGTGCAGAAAGCCAGGCCGCTTTTGTTTTTCCCCGCGAGTATTTCACGAAAGAACGCCTCAAGCTCTGGCTTCGAGATGCCAGACTTCTTCATCCGGCGTAATGCCTCATTGATGGCTGTTTTGGTAACTTTCCCGGAGGCCAGTAACTGGTTAAACATATTGCCGCCACTACCGCCGCCGATGTAGGACCAGCGGCCCCACATGCGCAGCTTCCCTTGAATCCAGATGGCCTCAAGCGTTTTCAGCCTGACCATTTCACCAGCTTTTCCAACCTCGGACGGGTTAATCATTATGCGTTCTCCACTATGCCAGCACGCCAATTGCCAGCGAACGATCCAGAAATCGAAACAGCAGCTCCAGCTGTGAGCCGTGCTTCTCCTCAAATGCCACGGTGTCAGCGTGCAACTCGTCGTGATGCGCTCTGCAAAGCGGCAACACAAACAGGTCGTGCGCTTTCGTTCCCATCCCACCTTGTCCGTGGCCTATCAGGTGATGGGGGTCATCTGCTTGTCTGTTACAGCAGATACACGTCTGAGACTTAACCCAGCGCGTCCAGCTCTCGTTTACCCAGCGGCGGCGCTTTGGTCGCAGCATGAATGATTCCGGCGTTTCAGGATCTACGCGAAGACTGAGAATCTTTTTCTGCACCACTTCGCTCGCCGCTGGCTCCGGCACAATATCGCTCTCCTTCATCACTGGTTGATGCTTTATTTCCGGCAATCGCAGGGCTTTACGGGCCAGCGATTCAGGGATTACGTGCGCCAGATTGTTTATCACCAGCCACCAGCACAACTCTGGGATCGTTAGTTGATGGTCTTCGTTGAACCCCAGCTGTGAGCGGATGACCGTTATCAGCCAGGATACCAGGTTCCCACGCGCAATGCCTGCCAGCGTCTCTGTGTACTGATCACGCAGCAGATTATCGCAGGCCCAGCAAAGGCGGATGCTGCCTGGCTCATGCCGGAACAGCGTAAAATTTTCGCTGTGCCATGAGCCGTGGGGATACTGGCATTCAAAACGACGCT